GGAGATAGTAAAATATTATTCATTAAGTTGCCATATGTTCTTGGTGCCTTAAGAATATCATAATCATAGTAATACCCAGCTTCATTAAGCTCAATATTATTGTCTGCTTTCATCTGATCTATTGACGATAGCAGTTTAGGTTTCCAATAATCATGATCTTCTACAGAAAATATATGAACGTGATCTGGTAACTTAGCCTTGGAGTTGTTGGTTGTCAAGGTCTTCGAAATCGTTTTCATCATCATACATCACTTCATTCAACTGTTGCTTACCATCATCATTCGATACTTCACGTATGCGAACATCTCCGATCAACGATTTACTTTTATGATTTCCACTTTTTTTATTACGGGAATCGTATCTAGTATATTTTGCCATTTTAACCTCTCTTAGTGTCCTAGCATTTCTTTTGTCATAATATAATCTCTTACAAAATCTGAGCGAACAATATCTTCCCAACCAAAGTTCACTATAGTAAAGTTCTTTAACTGTTCAACTATCTGTAGAAATTTTATAATCCCATTCTTTTCATCATCGAACTTAAAATCACTTTGCTTAAAGTCTCCAGCAAAAATAATCTTGCTATGCTTACCTACACGAGTGATCACAGAATCTAACTCGTGAAAGTTGAGGTTCTGCATTTCATCAACAACTATCACGCTATTGTCGTATGTAGTACCTCTAATAAAAGAAGTGGAGTCAAAAGTTATTTGACCAGAGGTAATCATTTTATTGTATGATGCTTTATCTCCAAACAGTTCATTACATATGTTCTTATAAGGAGAAGTGAAGGCATCTTCTTTTTCTTCTTTTGTTCCCGGCAAGAAACCCATGTCTCTTGTTGGAACCATAGATCTTACTATGACTAGTCTCTCATAGTCTTTCTCTTCTAGCACATCCTCTAGCGCAAGGTATAAGGCCATAAAGGTTTTACCAGTGCCAGCCGATCCCGTAAGAACTAGGTTATCTCCCTCATCCCACGACTTGAACGCCACCTCTTGATTAGTAGTTAAAGGTTCATGCGAAAGCAAATCGGCTAATCTAACAGTCATAGAGTTATTCAAACTCTTTACACGTTTATTCATATTAAATCTCTATACTATTATCTCTACCCGCACCAGACTTCACTCTTCGAAGAACATCTTTCCAACCGTCACCAGCCTTGTTCTGAGTTGAACCATGCTGAGATATAAATTTGGCTGTGCTCAACTTCTGTTTATATGCACCATCGGCCAAGAACTCTTCACGATCTGCCATAGACATAACCATTTCTTTTTCTTCACCAGTTGACACGTTTATCATTGTATACGTAGGCATCATTATAACCTTTTTTAGTTAGATTGGCAATACCAATCTTTATATTTTATGCGGCATCCAACATCGATTCGAGAAAATCACGTTTGCGGTTTAACTTTGAAACTAAATCCATCTTACCTTTTTCCTTTACTTTATCTATGTATAGGGTTAAATCTTCTAAATCTTTTCTGAGTCTATCATGTTGGATTCTACTCATGCCGTCTCCTATATTACTTTATTATTTAACAATTAAATCTGGAAAAGCCTCCTCTATAAGTTTCTTTGTGATACCTTTGATTGGCATTTCTTTATTAATCATACCAACAACAAGTTCAGCATCTTTTGGATGTACCATTTCAATTATATCCAAAAACATCTTTTCTCTTTTATATGATGGCATTTTAGCGCCATCAGTTTTGGGTAAGAAGTATGCAAACTTCCTATGATGATTAGTTAGATTTGAAGGCACTGATCTTTCGTCAGCGGGTTCATAAGGAACCTTTCCCTTAGGTAAGTTCCACTCTACTAGATCATCAAACGTGCCACGTAAGATATCTTTCATAGCCCAGTTGTTTTTATTTTTGTGTAAGATTTGTATTTTTTCTGTGCGACTTTTTGCTTTAGACACCTGATCTAAAATCTCAAACACCATCCAAGTTGTATTATTAACCATATTAAATAAAGTCCTCTATATCCTCAAGTAACATTCGGCATCTTTTCTCTACTAAGTATGGAAAGACTTTGCCTCTTTTTTTCGAACGCTCATCAAGATCTTGTTCATCAAAACTATTTAGTATTTTAGATTTTACCAAACTAGGAGTTTCTTCTAAATCTATTAACTTTTTATTACGACAATAGTTTCTATAAACCTCATCTCCCATAGCTTTAATATCTTCTACTAGAGTATCTATAGTAGTTTGACGCATGGGTGTTTGACGTATTCCTTCTACAAAGCAGTTATCATTACTGAGAACGTTAGGAACACCGTCTGAGGTATCGCCTTTTAATATCAGTTCTAATAGCTGTTGTCTAGGATTATTCTCTACAACAAAGGCTTTCTTTAAGGGAGAGTATTGTTGTACGTTACTATACTTCTGTAACTGTGCAAAGTCTTTATCAGAAGATACAATCATTATAGGTTCACCCCTACCGAACTCTTGTGTAGAATCTACAATAGTTCCTATAACATCATCTGCTTCACATTCATCTATCAGAACAGTCTTGTATGGAAAGTGTTCACCAAGCTCATCATAGACCTTAGAAGTTATTCTAAAGAGTTCTTTCCAATCGGTATTATCTTTCTTACGATTGGCTCCACGTTTAAACTTGTAGTTAGGGAAGTATTCTTTACGCCAGTTCTTTCTACCATCACCACATACAACTATCTCACCGTATTTGTCTTTAAACTTATTACGATACATACGTATGTTGTTTAAGATGAGATGCCTAAACAAATCTTCATTCATCTCATCTTTTTGTAGAATCACACTTCCAATAGCTACTGCATTATAATCAATCAAAATCACTGGTCTTACTCCTAATATAATATGGACATACTATCCACCTCAAAAACCTTTAGTTTATTATATACTTATTTGATGAGTTGTCAACCCCTTTTTTTATCCATCATGCGGGTCTTCATTTAAATGTTGTTGCTTCTCAGCCATTAAGATTACCTGTTTAGCATACTCACTTTTGTCAACAACACCCTCTTCAAGTAGTCGTTGTCTATTAACCTCATGTGCCGCTATAGTCTCTTCTTTAGATCCACCAAAGTATGGAACGCAATGTCCTTCTTCAGTTAAGATGTCTGTGACCTTACGTCCATCAGGTACACGGAAGTCTCCAAGGATACGTCCGAACTTACCCTTCATGTCTTCGCCATGTCTGTCTTCTGTGGTGATTAGTTTACCGCCATCTTTCATAAGTTCTGTCAGTCGAGCCTTTGCCGCTTCGCCAAACAGATCTTCTACCTTGTCAGATGTTCTCGACTCAGGTGTATCGATACCCATGATCCTTACTCGTTCATCTTTAAGACAAACACCAAATCCTAAATCAATATCAACATCTATTGTGTCGCCATCCAGAACCTTGATTACTACTACGTCATATTCATTTTGCATTTTATTCTTTCCCCAATATATGTTTACGGTGTATTTTTCCTCCAATAAATGCATTATAATATTCGTCAGGTTTTAAGAGAACGTCTCTTTCTATCTGATATTTCATTTCATAGTATGAGCATAAGCCCTTTGTTTTGCAGAGTCTTAGTATTTCTCTTCTAAAGTTTTCTGCCCCTTTAGTTTCCACTAGCATTTTTACTTCGGTGCTACTGCCATAGTATTTACGCCAATCGCTCTCAGCACGGCTCCTAATGGCTCTCTTACGTGTCCTAGTGATAGGGAGCTTCTTTGGCTTCCAAAAGAACTTCTTGCCAATGTATTTCATTCCAGTATCTATTTCTGTAATTTGATACACAAATCCCTGATACTCTTCTGGTGTTTCATCGAACACTTCATCATCATAATACCACATAAAAAAATAGCCCCACTGTTACATGGAGCTATTTATATCAATCTTCAAGCATCTCAAAATACAGAGGAGATCCGCACATTGGACAATATTGAGGAACCTCTTCACTATCTACAACCAAAACTTGTGTCTCAGTTTCGCAAGCAACACACTCTGCCCAATATTCTTCTTCCATATCTGTTCCTTACATACATTTGTATTATATAGCCTAAAAAGTTATTTCACAAGCACCACCTTGACAAGCAATAGCACCCATAGTATCAATCTCTGTAAATCGCTTTTCCTCTAGTTCAGAAGAGAAATCCACAGACTGAATGTTCTGTTGAACCTTTTCCCACTTATGAAGTAAGAAAACATCCTTAAGACAATACTCTGTTTCTTTCAGATCACCCATGAAGTAGTTCTCAGCAAACTTATTGAAACGTCTAATCCATTCAGCACGTAGGTCAGATATTTCCCCCTGATACTCTGGTGGAGTCTGAGCAATCTGTGTGGCTTCCCATAGATCTCTGAACCCTTGCTTGCGTGTATCAACAATAAGACCTGATGCGAATAGAGAAGCTTTACCATACTTCTCCACAATCTGATCTTCTGTTAGCACTTCAGTCATTGGAGCTTGGGCAAAGTCCTTATCACCCATACCAGCCAAGAAACTAATACCAGCAAAGTTGTGACGATTTTCGAAAACATAGTCTTCTACTTCGTTCCACATATGTGGGAGAACTGTAACAGTGTTTGATACATTGTGGCGTGTCTTTGGGTTTGCACATAGTTCTACATTGGTTCCAGCCTCAACCCAGTTGTTCTGTACCATGCTTACCTTTTCAAGTAATGCTGTGCCATACAACTCTTCACGATACAAAGATCCTTCTGGAGTGATGATTGGAAATGCTACACAGTAATCAGTGCCGCCAGCCGACCATACAGACTCTTCGACCATGTATGGATTAGTCTTTGCCAGAAGTTGTCCTACTTCAGTTTCTTTATTCAACTGAATGTGACGTAGATAACGAGCACTGTGTTCAGCATGAATACCACTAGCTGTCTCTAATAGAACACTCGCATTACCTGATGGCTTTACACACGTGGTACGGGCCGCAGGGTTAATTCCAATAAGTGAAGCAACTTCTTTATTAACTTTTTTAACAATCTCCGCTCCTTTACGTTGCACATCTACATTAAAAAGAACATCTGGGTTATTCATCCAGCCTGTTACGGACACACCAAGTAGTGCTTCACGTTCAAAGATCTTCTTACTTGTTTCTGTGAGGTATTTGAAATCAGTATAACCAGCTTGTAGTGTGCCTAAGATTGCTCCAGCCCTACACGCTTTGTAGAACTCATCATCCGTAGTACATTTGCCACCATTGATTTCTGTAAGGTTACATCCCTGCCAACCTGACTCTCCATTGATCTGTGGATACATACCAATCTCTACACATGGATTAGTTGTAATATCTTTATCGTCCACAAAGAAGAAACCGGGTTCACCAAACTCTTTGATTGATCCCATAATAGTTTTAAAGTCTTCTTTGGTTATTTCGTCTCTTACGATGACCGCTGAGTTATTGCTTCTGCCTCTTTGAGCATTATCGATAAACCAGTTGCCTGTCTTAGCCTTAAGCATCTCTTGATCTTCTGGAGAGAATAGGCAAATGGTTGCGCTACGTCTAACACCGCCAGCAAGAACTGAATCTGATGTATGCATTGCTATATCATAAATCTCAATAGCCTTTAGTCGGTCACGTCCTGATAGCACAGTGTTCTGCAAGATATGCTCAACCTTGTCTAGTGCTCTACGTAGTGGTTCTGGCCCGGGGGCTTTGAATCCACCATTGATCATAGAACCTTTAGGACGCACTTGATTTAAATCGAAATAGACTTTACGTCCTTCCATCTCAGGGAACTGTCCACCACCAACAAAGTATGATGACATAAGAGCACCTAGTGCGTCTGCCCAACCTTCTACAGAGTCTTCTACTATCCAACCCTTGGCTTGCTTCTTACGTTCTGCTACATTAGGCATTTTGGCAATGTGATGATTTTGCACTGAGAAACCAGCCCCTGCGCCACAGAGAAGCACGTAGAACAACTCTGAGAAAAATCGTGGGCGGTCAGCATACGTTGAAGTGCAGTTGTACATACGCATCATATGCTTACGTAACTGGTCACCGCCAAACTGTAAGGCACGTTGAGCACCTAGTGTATACTTTAACTTATAAAGAGATTCTGCTTCATCAATCATCTGACCTAATTCGGGTGTCATCTTTTCTTTATAAAAATCTCTGTGCATATCCATGACACGGCTTACTGACTCGTCCCAACTTTCATAACGTTCTTTAGTATCATCCCACCTACTATATCCTTCATAGAATTTAGTTTCGGACATAAGACTTCTTGTATCTCTGTCCCTATTGTTGTTGACAAGTTTTAGCATCTAGCACCTCTTTAGTGAATAATTGTCGGCACCGCTAGTCCGTATAACTAGCAGTCGAATTAATGTTTATATCTTATTGGTGTAGTATATAGTAAAACTAATAATCTTACAACCACATATTGTGGTAAAAATATATTTTATTTTTTTATACTTTAAATAGTATCATTGAAAAACCTTTACATTATATTTGCTTTCAAAAAGAATACCATCATACTTGTTATTACACATAGGCATACCTCTAACATTTAGAGAAGTATTTAATAGCATAGGCACACCACTAAGTTCATAAAATTCTTCTAGTATAGGTCTAATAACAGACCTACAATCTTTTTTAACTATCTGTACACGAGCAGTTCCATCAACATGAGTCACACTTTTATAGTCATGTTTTGCCTTGGCAACATACTGCATATATTCATTCATTGGTCCTTCAAAAAATTCATCGGCAAACTCTTCTAGAA